GTTACCGAATAGCAGTAGGCGGTCGAGGAAGTGGCAAGTCCATGACGGTGGCCACCCTCTGCATCCTAGAGGCCATGAGCGGCAAGCGGATTCTGTGCTGTCGTGAGTTTCAGAACAGTATTCAGGAGTCGGTACACAGCCTAGTCGCCAACCTAATTGACCAACTGGGCGTCAACGGCTTCACGATCACAAGAGACAAGATCAGCCACACGAGTGGCGGCGAGTTCATCTTTCGTGGACTAAGCAGAAATATAGAATCTGTTAAATCACTTTTCGGCGTGAACGTCGTCTGGGTGGAAGAGGCGCAGACCATCTCCGAGGAGTCATTGAGGGTGCTTACCCCCACGATTCGAGAGGCTGGCTCCTACTTCATCATGTGCGCCAACCCGCGCTCACAAGCGGACCCATTCACCGAGACCTTCCTGAAGGGGCGCGACAGCCAGCTACGCACTGGCGGCGTTTTTCAGGACGAGCTACACACCATATTGATGGTGAACTACGACAAGAACCCGTTCTTTCCTAAAGAGCTGGACCTTGAGCGTAAGCGGGACAAGAAGACACTCACGCCCGCCATGTATGACCACGTCTGGAACGGATTCACGCTGGACGAGGTTGATAACTCACTAATTTCTGTCGACTGGTTCGACGCGGCGCTGGAGATAGGCGATCGCATTAAGTACAGGAACTCAGGAGCGAGGGTTTGCGGGCATGACATCAGCGACACAGGAAAAGACGCTAAGGCAGTGGTTGTTCGACACGGAGCACGAGTTCTCGATATGGGCCTTAAACACGATGGGACCGCGTCTGACGGACTTGACTGGGCGGTTGACTTCGTTGACCGACACCACTGCGACTCGTTTGTCTTCGACCAAGACGGAGTGGGACTTGGCCTTACAAGAGAGGTGGAGAGAAGCCTTGGAGATCGGAATATTACGATTACAGGATTTCGAGGAGGAGAGTCACCTGAGAACCCTGAAGCTTTCTTCGACGGGCACCGCAAAAACCGAGACGCCTTCTTCAACCGCCGTGCCCAAGCCTATTGGGGACTTCGTGAAAGGTTCTGGAAGACTTTTCAGGCGTCAGACGGTGAGTATCTTGATCCCGATGAACTCATTTTTATCGATCCTGATCACCCGCTTGTATCGCAACTCAGATCAGAACTCTGCCGAATCCCGTTAAAGCCACATGCTGGCGGGAAGATTCAGTTGATGCCCAAGACCGAGATGAAGAAGCCGCCACTGAGCTTGCCGTCTCCTGACTTGGCCGACGCGATGGCCTACGCATTCAGCGTACAGGACTACATACACGGCTCGTGGGCCGCGCCAATGGAATACAAGGAAGCCTCTTATATATGAGTATGCTAGATAAAGACGAGATACTTGCTTTAGTCAGCAACGAGCTTGCGAACTGCGAGCTGTCTGACGCATGGGTCAGCAAGAAGAATGTCGCCGAGGCTTACTACCGTGGCGACCTTCCACAGGCCCCAGATATCCCCGGTCGAAGCTCCGTGACATCTACAGACTGCGCGGACGCGGTCGAGTGGATCCTGCCCTCTATCGTAGAGAGCTTGAGTGGCAAGGCCGTAAAGTTCCGTCCCTGTTCCGCTATGGACGAGGAGCAGGCTGAGCTTGAGACTGACTACACACACTTCCTGTTTAACGAAGAAAACAACGGATTCCTTAACCTCTATACCGCCGCCAAGGACGCGCTGTTGACCGGCGTTGGCGTCCTCAAGTGCTACTACGATGACACCCCAGAGCGCGCCGTGGAGCACTACAGCGGGCTGATGGACCCACAGCTAGAGGGGCTATTGGCCGACCCTATGGTCGAGGTCACGCAGATCGAGCGGTCTGAGACAGATGGCATCGCCGTCTCCGTCTCTAGGATCATCAAGCAGGGCAGGGTCCGTGTTGAGCCCGTGCCGCCTGAAGAGTTCCGGGTTAATGACGACCACGAGTCGTGCGACCTAGCATCGGCCAGATTTGTCGCCCACACTCGGCGCGTATCGGCATCTGACTTGCTGGCTCAGGGTTACGACCCCGACGTTATTGCCGACGCACAGACCGGCGACCTTGACCGCGACATTGACCACGACTGGACTACCAACGAGTCGCACACCGACGACGAGTCGCAGAAGCAGATCGTGATCACCGAAGCCTATATGAAGGCCGACATTAACAGCGACGGCATTTCCGAGCTGGTTAAGATCACCGTCATCGGCGAGCACAACCCGAGCGAGATACTGGATATAGAGGAGGTCTGTGAGATCCCCTTTATCGGCATGAACGCAATCGTCAAGCCGCACAGTTTTTATGGCGTGTCAGTGTTTGACCGCCTCAAGCAGATCCAAGACCTGAAGACCGCCATCCTGCGTTCTACGATGGACAGCTACTACCAGTCGACCAACCGCATGAAGGTCGTCCAAGAAGGGCAAGTCAATTTAGACGACTTATTAGTCAGCCGCCCCGGCGGCATCATCCGAGCCAAGGGACAGAACGCCGTCATGGAGATTGGCGGCTCGCCCATTGGCATGGAAGCATTCCAGCTCCTGCAATTTGCAGACGAGCAGAAACGATCAAGGGTCGGGGTCAGTTCCGATATGGCAGGTCAGAGTCAGCTCGTGAATAACGAGTCCGCTCACGCAGTGGAGAGACTGATGAGCGCGCAGGAGATGCTGACAGGGTTGATCGTTAGATCGATCGCCGAGACTGGCATCCGACCCGCCTATCGAATGTGCCGTGACCTTATGGTCAGGCACCACAACGCCGTAACGCCTTACAAGTTCCGTGGCAAGTGGCAGAACATTAACCCTGCCGACTGGGGCGACCGTTCACGAATGATGGTCACCGTTGGATCTGGCGCGGGTGACGAGCAACAGAAGATGGGCGCCCTACAGCAGATTTTCGCTATACAGCAACAGCTTCAGCAAGACCCGTCTCAGGCTCTGGTCACGCCAAAGCAGACCTTCTCGACTATCAGCGACTTCATCAACCTCAACGGCCTTGGCGACAGCGAGCAGTATTTCCTGAACCCAGACAGCCCAGAGGGCCAGCAGGTTGCACAGCAGAAGGCTCAGGAAAGCCAGCAGGAACAGCAGAAGCAGATGGAACAGCAACAACAGCAGTTGCAGATGCAACAGGGCGCGCTACAGGCACAGCAACAGATTGCCGCCGCAGAGATGCAGTCAGCGCAGGCCAAGCAACAGGCTAACCAACTGAAGGCACAGGTCGACCAGATGAAGCTCGCCCACCAGCAGGAGGTCGAGACGATGAAGGCTCAGATGACCGCCATGAAGGAGATGGGCCAGCAACGATTTAACGTCCAGAAGCTACAGACAGACACAGCGATCAAGCTCACGGAGTTAGAGCTACAGGCTAAGCGAGATTTGAATAAGGATTTCCAAGATAACCAAGGAGCGGTTGATGGCAGTGGATCTACAGAAAGAGGCGAAGAGGGGGCGTTCGGCTAGGGCAGAGCTTGCCCTAGTCAAGGAGCACTTAGACGAGGAGAAGCAGAGACTGTTTGGTCAGTTCTGCGACCCGCGACACGAGGAGGAGGTTTACATAATCAGGGAAGAAGCCAAAGCCTTGCAAAAGGTTGAGGACTTCCTTAACGAGCTGGTCACCACTGGTGAGCTGGCAGAAAAAACTAACAACAGAGGAGAAGCGTAATGGATTCCCACCCAGAATCAGCAACGGGAGAAGCCGGTAGCGCCGTAGATCAGATAGCCGATTTGCTTTTAGGCGATGAGGCTGTTGAGGAGACGGTGTCAGAGGATGAGGTTACATATCCAGACGATGCCGATGAAGAAGAGTCAGAAGTAGATGCGCACGATTCGGATGACGACGATGTCGAATCAGAAGAATCCCATGAGCAAGAGACCGATGACGACGACGGGCTTGAAGCCTTAGCCAGTGAGCTTGGATTAGATGCGGATAAGCTAGTTCTCACAGAGGACGGTGACATCCAAATTAAACTCAAGGTTAATGGTAAGGACGAGCGAGTCGATTTGAAGGAGGCTATTTCCGGCACCCAGTATTACAAAGCCAACGAAGAAAAGGCGCGTGTACTGGCAGACGAGAAAAAGTCTTTTGAGTCAGAAAGAGCGCAAGTTGCAGGGGCCTACAGTCAGCAGTTACAGCAGATTCGTGGCCTTGGTGAAATGCTCCAAAACAAACTGACGCAAGACTTCCAAAATATTGATTGGGACCGCCTACGGGTTACAGACCCCGGCGAGTGGACTGCCAAGCAAAGAGAGTTTGAGATACGCAACCAAGAGTTGCAACAAGCTGGTCAGATGCTTGGACAGCAAATGCGAGTTGAGCAGGAGCGACAGTCCGGTCAAGAAGCGCAGTACAGGAGCCAAGTCCTTCAGACTGAACGGGCCTTGATGATCGAGAAGAACCCAGACTGGGCAGACGAGAGCAAGATGAAGAGCGGTCTCCAAGAGATCGTTGAATACGCTCGCTCTAACGGCTTCCCAGACGATGAGCTTCAAGACGTCATTCATTCACGCCATGTGGATGTATTAAAGAAGGCCATGCTCTATGACCAAGGTAAGTCGGTCGC